CGTTATAAAAATATTAAATTTATACATCCTATTTATCAAAAAATTGATCAATTTATGTCATTAAGTTTTTTATTTGATTTAACAGGAGCTCAATATAATATACAACATAGGCTAGTTAAAGATATAAAAAGAAAAGAATTATTAAATACATATTATAATTTAACATGTGATATTGACATTTCAACATGTTTAAAAAAAAATACATTAGAAAATTGTCTAAAAGATATTGATGATACATGCATTCAGCCTATTATCAAAGATTTAAAAAAAAGTAAAATAAATTTAAATTTATCTGTATTGAATAACACATATATAAATAAGTTGAAAATACACAATAAAGATCAAACTATATTTGATAAAATCAATATTTCTAAAGATATATTATATAATTTTATACAAACTACAGATATTTATAATAATTATATATATTATTCCATAGATTGTGATATAACATATCATGGTGAATTGGCGTATAATTTAATTTATCACAGTTATAAAAATATGATAAATACCATTAAGTCTAATAATTTATTAAATGATGAGAATAAGTATGAAAAAATAGTTTCTAATAAAAGTACTAATGAAAACAGATTAGTTACTCTTTATAATAATAAAATTCAGTCTCCTGAAGGTCAAATTTTACCTGATAATTTAAAACAATTAGGTATATCAAATTTAGAAGGAGGATTTGAATTATTTAATTATGAAGGAGGCCCAGGTTCATCTTATGGAGACGGAAATACTATTATACCTAGAGTAGTTAATACTACTACTTCATATAATACTTATCAATCATCAGGTTTTACAAAATCTGATTATAGACCTGATTTCCAATCTTTATCTGAAAAGGATCCTTATAAATTAAATTATAGATCATCTTTATGGAATAAAGCATTCCCAGAATTATCTACAACTGAAAAAAATACTGATTTTCAACAAAAAGTAGGTAGTATAAGAAATGAATCTGACTCTATTTCAGATTTAGATGGAAATATAACATTATTAGGCAACACCCAAAAGTATTCTCAATTATTATCAAATTCAGGATCAGGTTTATCTCCAACCTTACAAGATTTTAGACAAAAAACTGATGCCAAACTTTTAGCTGATTCTGTTAGTTATTTTACTAAGGGACGTAATAATAAGGGTTTTAATAGAGAAACTAGAATTGGTTTAGGTAATCCTGGTGCAAGAACTAAAGAACAAAGAGCTAATTTTTATATACCTACAACTGAGGGAATTTCTCAAGATAAAATAAATATGTCTCCTATCTATAGAAAATCTATTACTACACCTGTAGAACAAGATAGTGGGGATGTTAGAGATTTAATTAAATTTTGCATAGAATCTATTGATAATGGCCATCCAACTGAAACTAATAGAATGCATTTTAGAGCTTTCATTACAAATTTCTCAGATAATATAGGAGCAGATTGGGATAGTAAAAAATATATGGGTAGAGGTGAAAATTTTTACACTTATCAAGGATTTACAAGAGATGTAGGATTTACTTTTGTAGTAGCAGCTCAATCTGTCCAAGAAATGGAAAAAATATACCAAAAATTAAATTATTTAGCTTCTACTTTACATCCTGATTATGGTGGTCAAGGATTTATGAAAGGTACTATTCATCAATTAACTATAGGAGAATATTTCTATAGAACACCTGGTATTATTACTTCTATGAATATATCTGTAGAAGATGAATATCCTTGGGAAATAAAAATGAAACAACCTGAAGTAGAACTTGAAGATACTATAAGTACTATATCAGCAGGATTTCTAAGACAAATTCCTCCAAAAGAAGATATAGCTAATAATGATAGAGGTCAAATGGAATTACCTCAAATCTTAAAAATCCAAATGAGCTTCAAACCTATAATGAATAGATTACCTCAAAAAGGGTTCCAAGAACCTATAATAGTATCAGCAGGAAGAAATATAGGATCTTTAATAGCTAATAATTACTTAGAAAGAGATGATTTTAAAGAAGTAATTAAGAATTTTGGAGGCGTACCAGTTGATACTGATGGTATTATTCCTCCAAAAAAATAAAAATTATTTAAATTAAATTTGGCTCCATTAGGAGCCTTTTTTATTTTATATATTTATACCTAAACAAACATTATGGCTAGTAGATACCAAATTATTTCTATTATAAAAAATGATACAGGAATACCATCTGAATCTGGTAATTCTATGTATGCTCCTACTTATTACCCCTTTATAGAACCTAAAACAGATGATAATTATATTATAACAGGAACTGAAGATAGATTAGATTTAATAGCTTATGATTTTTATGGAGATTCAACATTATGGTGGATGATAGCTATGGTGAATGATTTAGAAGGAGACTCAATGTACCCACCAGCAGGTATTTATTTAAGAATACCACCAAATATATCAGAATTAATAAATAGCTACAATAGAGCTAACACTTAATAAGTTATGGAAGCGAAAGACTATGTTAATATAGCAGGATCCCCTTTTCAACCTTATGTCAAAGATCAAATCGATCTTAGAAAAGAAATAGTAAGTAAGGAAAGTAGATCAACATCAGATTTACTTTGGTTAACCAACAGAAATTCTTGGATAAGAATTAGTTCAGGAGCTGATGTGGATGATGATAATGCTAATTTTCCTAATGAAAAAGGAAATATTTTATCCAAAAAATATATATTACAAGCAGGTTTAGCAGATCATACTGGAGGAGATAACTCGTACCAAATAAGATCAGGTATTGGCCCTAACGGAGCTTATGGTATAGGAGGAACAGAATTTGGTTTTAAACCTATGCCTGGTTTAGAAAACTTATCAATTAAAACTGGTGGTAAATTAGGTACTTTAAGAGAAGCAACATTTGAATTTACTTGTTATAATATGAAGCAATTAGAAATAATGAATGCTTTATATATGAAATTAGGATTCAGTGTCCTAATTGAATGGGGTCATACTCCATATTTAGATAATAAAGGAACTTTAGTCCCAAACCCCGCTCCACTACCTTTTTATGGTATTAAAACTAAAGAAGTATTAATGACTAAAATTCAAGAGAAAAGAGTATACCATTCTGGTAATTATGATGCTATGTGGGGTACTGTTAAGAATTTTTCTTATTCATATGGAGCAAGTGGAGAATTTAAATGTAAAGTAGACTTAGTAGGAGCGGGAGATATATTAGAATCCCTAAAAATCAATCAATCAGGTAATAGTGGAGACATTAATAATTCAGGTAGTGCTTATCCTGTAGTATCAGATGCTAATAAATCTTTATTAAATGAAGCTTTATATTTGTATTATAATGCTGGTGTTTCAACAACTTTTCAATCTTATATTAATAAATCTTATTTAACCACTTATTTTAAAAAACTAAATATAAAATTTGAAGATTTTTCTCAAAATGTTGATTTAGTTAAAAAAGGGTATCATTATTCTTTATTATCTAAATTAAATGAAAATAATGGAGGAACTAAAGTTAATATACCTGATATAACATCCCCTGAACTTTTCTTTAGTAACTTTTATTTAGATATGGAAACTGAAGGAGAAGATGGTGAAGCTGCTCCTCCTCAACGTCAAATTTATTTGACTTTAGGACATTTACTTTTATTAACTTTAGCTACAGGAGGAGTATATGATCAAAAAGATTCTGAAGAAAACCCGTATATTTACATAGATGTTAATAATGAAACTAATAGATGTTATACCTTCCCTGGACATTGTTCAATAGACCCTACAGTATGTTTAATAGGATCAGAAGGTATACCTTTTTCAGTAGAATCAACTATATTTCGAGATACTATTAAACCTAATTATCCATTTTATGATGCTGATAATCCTACTTTAGGGGGAAGATTTATGTGGACTTTAGTTAATATTGACTTTATAGCAAAAACTTTAAGAAAATACACTTCATCTGACTCAAAAGGAGATGTTAATTTTGTAGATTTTGTTAAAGATATATTAACAGGAATATCTAAAGCTTGTGGTGGATTTAATGAATTTAGAATAGTACCAGATGATGATACTAGATGTGTTAGAATTTTTGATGATAGAGTTGTACCTAATTTTAAATATGAAACTAGTAAATACTTAGAAATTCCTATATTAGGTAAAAATAGTATAGTTTATGATTTTAGTTATACTTCAAAAATTTCTCCTAATATGGCTTCTCAAATAGTAATAGCAGCTCAAGCTCAAGAAAAAGGAGTAAAAGGAAATAAAAATTCATTAGCATTTTCTCATTTAAATGGAGGATTAACTAATAGATTATCTCCAACACGAGTAGAAGCAGCAGAAGATTCAAGTAGTACAAAACCTGATGAAAGCACTTTATCAAAATATTTAGAATTAAGAGATCAATTAGTTACTATATATAATGGAACACCAACTGAAGCTTTAGTTACTGAAGAAGACATAAACGCTCAAGATAAAGAAAATGGAAATAAACCTGATCCTAAAACTGGTACTTATGTTTTAAAAGAGGAATTATTAAGAGGTGAAGTTGAAAAACAATTTGAATTTATATATGGAGAAATGATAAGAGTAGCTAAGGGTTTAAAACCAGAAGGAACTGAATTGGATAATTTAGCAGATGCTATTGTAACTGTAAGAGGCCTTATAACTGCTTCTGATTTAAGCGATGCTATTTGGTCCAAAAATGAAAAAGATAAAACTGTAACTGTTAGCAAACAGAAATATGCTCAATATATTCATGATCTTATAGAAGATACATATGAAACTATATATTCTGTTAAAGATACTGCAATAGAACAAGCATGGAGCGATCTAGCTATTAAACAAACAGGATTTGATGATGAAAGATGGAATTATTAATATATTAATTTATGGCTAAATACGACGCAGAAAAATTTGATTCTACTCTAAACACGTATAGAGAAATATACTCTAACCCTGCTGTAGACAAATATCAAGGTACAGTTATACTACCATTAGACTTTTCATTAGAAATGGATGGTATATCTGGTATTATACCTAATTCTGCTTTTGAAATTCCAGTAAATTCTTTACCAAAAGAATATATAACAAAAAAAGGAAAATCTAAGATTGCCTTTATTTTACATACAATTGATCACAATTTTGGTGGTAATAAATGGACCACTAAAATGACAGGCCAAACCTTAAATATTAGATTTGATGAATTAACAGATGCTCAGAAAAAAGCTATTGAAGATTTTAAATTACCTAAATTAGCAGCAGCTGCAAAAAATCTTGGTAGTGATGGGCCTAAAGGTGGAGGTGTAGGATCAGATGACTATCCACCTGGTATTAATAAAAATATAGTTGAAACTATACCAGCGTTAACTAAACTTAAAAATTTAATTGGTTTCTATGAAAGTAATAATGATTATGGTATAGCTAATACTGGAGGAAATGCTAAAAGATCTGCAATAAATGTAAATGGTTTAAAATTTGATGTTTTAAAAACACAACAGCAAATAAATTCCCAAGATAATCTACAAAGAGTATTTGCCGCTGGTAGATTTCAAATTATTCCTGATACAATGAGTGCTATAAAATCTAGCCTTGGATTAAAATCAACAGACAGATATGATCCTAAAAATCAAGAAAGAATGGGAGACTGGTTAATATTAGAAAATAGACCAGCCTTAGGTAATTATATTAAAGGTAAAAACACAGGTACCGCAGCAGAATTAGCAAGTGCAATTGACTCTATTGGATATATATGGGCTTCAATGCCTGTAATTAAAAAAAGTGGAAAAAATGGAGCGATAGTAGGAGATGTTATTAAGGGTACTGGCCAAGCTGGAAATTATGGTGGAACTGGTAAAAATCCATCAAAATCTAAAGTAAGTGTCCAATTAATGGCTAATACTATTATAAATGCTAGAATTGGGTATTGTAGTAAAAAACCTTCATTTATGCCAACTTATCATAAGGCTGACGCATAATTATGTTTATACATAAATAAGGAAAAACTAAAAAATATGGCTAAATATGACGCAGAAAAATTTGATTCTACTCTAAACACGTTTAGAGAGATATACTCTAATCCTGCTGTAGATAAGTACCAAGGTACTGTCATACTGCCTTTAGATTTCTCTTTAGAAATGGATGGCATATCTGGTATTATACCTAATTCTGCTTTTGAAATACCATCTAATTCTTTACCTTCAAGTTACTTAGTAAGAACTGGAGACAATAAAGGAAAATCAAAAATTGCTTTTATCCTACATTCAATTGATCATAATTTTGGCAATAATAAGTGGACTACTAAAATAACAGGACAGACTCTTAACATAAGATTTGATGATTTAACTGACGCTCAGAAAAAAGCTATTAAAGATTTTAAATTACCTAAATTAGCTGCAGCCGCAAAAAGACTAGGTAGTGATGGACCTAAAGGTGGAGGTGGAGGTGGTGGTTCTTCATCTAATAAAGGATATTTTGTAGTTTTAAGATGTACAATTCCTAATATGGGAGCGCAAATAGCAGCCGCAGCTAATAATATATGGTCAGAACTAGATCAAAAAGGATTACTTGTAAATAATACAAAAAGTTTAAAACAAAGTGATCCTAAATTGTGGCCTAGTCTACGTGAATATTATGTAATAGCAGGATTATTAAGTAACAGTAGTTCAAAATATTTTGAAGGAGCAAAAATACTTCCTGCATTTGCTAGTTTTGTAAAAACTGCTTGGAGTGCTGCTTTTATGAGTTATATTATGTATAGAGCTACTAAAGCTAACCCTGGTATTAAATTTCCTTACGCTGGGGCTCATACACTTTATTCACAATCTATTAAAAAAGGAGGTTATACTTTTCAAGCATTAGACCCAAGTAAGACTCCTTTACTTCCTGGAGATTTAGTAGTTAAAAACAGGGAAGGAAATAATTTAACCTTTGATTCAACCTACACAGGTCTTTCTCATGGAGATATTGTTTTAAGTGTTGAAGATTCTAACGCTAAAATAATAGGAGGAAATTTAAGCTCAGCACATAAAATAATGAATTTAAAACTAAAAAACAAAATTATAGGTGGTTAAAAAAATAATATAATTAATTTCAAAAAATATGCCTTACTATCCAAAATCAAGAATAATAGAAAACCAAAAAGCTAACCCAGGTGAATTTACTTTAACTAATGGGAAAGATTATACTGGACCTTACTATACTACTTTTGATGGTAAATCTTATACAGGGGCTAACCCTTATACTCCCTATTCAAATTTACTAGTTAAAATTGAACCTGATGAATTATCTAATGAAGAATTTATAGGTATAAATGTTGGTGAATATAATCAATTAAAATCTTCAAATTTATCAACATCTTTAATTGACCCAACTCCTTACACTCCTAAACCTACCCCAGAAGATTATAAAAGAGGTAAAATTACAAGATACTTTGCTAGACAAAGAAATGGTACTCAATTTAAATTAATGGAAATTAATCAAACAACCTATAATAATTTAAATGATCGTAGAGGGGGATTAAATTACTCACTTTGGAAAGTAATCTCTATATTCTGGCAAATTTCAGGTCCTTTACGTGATCAAAGAGTAGGTAATATTAGAACAAGAGCAGGTATAATAGATACAAATCAAAGAGTATTAGACAATGCTGAAAAAGATTTTATAGGTATAAAACAATATCTAACTAATTTAGAACAGTTCGCAAGATAAATTTGGCTCCCATAGGGAGCCTTATTACATTATACAAAAATAAAGGTCATGTTTTACATAGTAGAAACTCAAAATCAATTACAAAAGTTACTTCCACAAGAGGAATGTTACATTAATGTTATTCCTCTTTCTAATAATTATCACCCTATATTAAGTAAGGTTAGTTTAATTTATTATAAGGTAAAAGATCAAAAAGGAATTATATTTCCTATCTCTCATAGTGAAGGATTTTCATTAGATATTCAAGTAATAAAAAATTTTATCTTAAAACATAAAGCTATTTATGTCTTAGATAAAAAACAAACAGCTCATTTATTAGGTGAGGAATTTTTAGGTGAACATGTTTTAGATATAAATCTACTTTCACTATCCACATCCCAAACCCCTCCGTATATACAAGATTTAGACACAAGTCTACACATCCATTTCTATCAAAAGTATGGTGATTTAAAGAACGTCAATTCTCTAATTCCTATTTCAAAACACTATGAGACTCAAGAAAAGATATATCAAAAGATAGTAGGTTTTATAAGCTTAAAAAGATATAACAGCTATTATAACCATGATTATATTAAGGTGTTCTACGATATCGAGAAACAAGGTATAGCGTTAGATTTAGCTGTTTTTGACATGAATTTCAAACCTAAAAACCCAAAATTTAATATAAAAGATGGTAGAATTTATACTCAATACAACTTATATAATTTCACATCAAGACCAACAAATTCATTCAATAGTATAAATTTTGCCGCCTTACCAAAACATGGAGAAGCAAGATCCGCTATTGTACCTCAAAATGATATTTTATTTGAATTTGATTACGAAGCTTACCATCCAAGAATTTTAGCTAAATTTATTGAATATGAATTTGGAAAAGAATCGGTCCATGAGACTTTAGGTAAAATGTATTTTAAAACAGATGAGTTAACAGAAGAGCAATACCAACAGTCTAAAGAATTAACATTTAAACAACTATACGGAGGAGTTTTTCAACAGTATAAAGACATACCATTTTTTCAGAAAGTAGCTAAATATACAGATGAAATCTGGGAGACATATGAAACTAAGGGTAGGTTAGAGTTAGTAGGGGGGAGAAAATTATTTGATATCGAAAATCCAACACCTCAAAAGCTATTAAACTATAAACTACAATCTGGAGAAACTTTTTTTAATGTTCGCTCTATAGTAGAATTACAGAAATATTTGGCTACTAAGAAAAGTAGCATTATATTATATACTTACGATTCCGTATTAATAGATTATAGCAGGGAGGATGGTAAAGAGACTCTACTACAAATAAAATCATTGCTAGAATCCACATTTGGGTTTAAAGTTAAGGCAAAGTATGGAACAAATTATAATAACTTAAAGTAAAAATGAACGATTCACAGTTAGCACTTCCTTCACATATTTATCTACAATATAACATGGCAACCCCATATAATCTAGATAAAGATTACATGAACAAATTATTCTGTACATTTTCCAATAAAAACGAATTGGAAGTTACGTTGGAGACAATCCAAAACCAATATAAAATTTTATTTAATAAAATATTTGTTTTATACATTGAATCAACTGATGAGTATGTTTGTAC